CGTCCTTCTAACGTCGGAACGGATGCGGGCGGTGTTTTGTCTATGCGAGACTTAAAGGCTAAGTATAGAGCTTAACCGCCTACTCCGTGCTATTAAACTATAGTTAGGAGTAATTAAAATGGCTGTTTTCCCTACTAATATTTTGCAACAGGTTCAAACTTATCAGCGTTCTGGTTTGGCTTTGTTGCAAAACTTGTGTTGCCATATTGCAACAGCAAATACAAAATTTAAAGATTTCGATAAAATTCAAGCGAACCTTGGTTCTGTGGTTACATTTGATCTTCCTCCTCGAGCCACCACCGTTTCTGGTCTTGTTGCTGCATGGCAACCTGCGGTTCAACGTGTGCAGTCTTTGGCTTGTGACCAGGCGAACAACAGTTCTTTCGCTGTTACTGCTCAACAAAGAATCTTCAACTTGGAGAAAGGAGAAGAGGATTACATGCGTGTATTCGGTAAGTCATTTATTGCTGAATTAGCGACTCAAGTTGAGGGAAACATCGCAAAAAACTGGGACTCTTCCGTTGTTCCTGATGGTGAAAGCGGATTGCCTCAGGTTCCGAATACTTTTTCAGGTCCTTATCGTTTCTTTGGTAATGGCTCAACCGCGTTAACCTCATATCAACAATTGGCTCAAGCGATCATGTTCTTCAAGAACTACGGTTCTGTTGCCGAGGGAATTAAGGTTTATTTGCCTGATACTGTTGTTCCTAGTATTGTTGGCAATGGTCTTAACCAATTTGTTCCTCATCGTAACGATGACATCGCTATGTCATGGGAAATCGGTGATTTTGGTACGCCTTTAGTTAAGTATTATCAGTCTAACTTGATGCCAATACATGTGTCAGGAAATACAGGGGTGCTTGCTCAGACATTAACTGTGGTTTCTACTAACGATCCAACAGGCCAGAATGTAACCCAGATTACTGTTAGTGGTGCGACTGTGAATGATGCGCTTGCTGTTCTTTCTGGCGATTTATTTGTGTTCAATGATGGTGTGTCAGGAAAGCCGAATATGCGTTATTTGACGTTTATAGGCCATTTTCCTAGTGCAAATCCAGTTCAATTTAGAGCAACTGCTAATGCTGCTGCGAATGGTTCAGGAAATGTTACAATTTCTATTACTCCGGCACTTAATTGGGCAGGTGGACAGAATCAAAATCTGAATAACCCCATCCAGGCTGGTATGCAGATTAGCGGACTTCCTTCTCATCGTTGCGGCGGTATATTAGGTGGTGAAGCGTTCTACTTGGCTATGCCGCAGTTGCCTGAACACTCTCCGTATGACACGGCCAATGAGTATGACGATGATACGGGATGTTCGATGAGACTGACTTATGGTTCTGTATTTGGTCAAAACCAAACAGGCATGATTTATGATGAAACTCATGGTTCTGTTCTTGTTCCAGAATATACCATGCGATATATCATTCCATTATCTCAAGGTTAATTAATATGGCTCTCGCCTCTGGGTGACTACGCGAGAGTTTTCTTAAACCATCGAATTCGAGGGAATTAAAATGCCTACACCACAAATTCAGAACGATCCAGTATATAGCTTACCATTTTTATATAAATATGGATTGATTTTAAGCAGAGATGCGACAACTCCAACTACAAAATTGAATGTTTCATCTGGTCAGTGCCGTGATTCAAATGATGTTATTGATATTACTGTTGGAAGTCCAAATATTGAGAGCGAAACAATTACTGCTCCATTAGTTTTAGATGCAACTATCAATGGTGCAAATGGATTAGATACGGGAAGTTTGGCCGCAAGTACGATGTATTCAATTTATATGATTGCCGATTCTCGTTATTATCAGCCTACCGCATGTATTGCCACATTATCAACCAATAGTGTTCCTTTGCTACCATTTGGATATGATTCATACAGACTGATAGGGTACTGGGCTACAACGAGCAGCTCTCAGTGGTATAATGGATGGTATTCCGCAAGTCAAGGAAGTTATTTAACTTTTAATTATAATGATATCCCTACGGCATTTACTTATACAGTAACGGCTCCTACCGTTGATACAAATATTTCATTGTCAGCCATTGCTCCTCCTATTGATAATATCGTGATTGGGATTGAGATGTTTATAACATCGGCGGTTGCTGGAAGTCGGCTATTTGTAAATGCTTATGGAGCAGGTGTTGTTACGGCAATTGTATTAACATCCCAGGTGGCGGCTGTGAGTATATCAGGTTATGCGCAGTTAACAGCCAGATTAAATAGTGGGGCTCCAACTATTATGATTTCTACTGAAGCATCAGCCAATGATATTCAAGGAAATCTAAATAGTTTTTCTTTTTCCATTTAAAATATAAGTGGGGGTGCGACATGCCTTATACTGCACAACAGTTAGTGACGCGCTCCTGGTTTTTATCTGGAATTGTTGGAAGAAATTTACAATATCCAACTGGAGACCAAATTAATGATGGGCTTCAGATGCTCAATGATTTGCTTAATTTTAAGCAAATTGAAACGGAACTTATCCCGTATTGGCAATACATTACGTTCAATGCCGTTCAGAACCAAGAGTTTTATTTTCTTCCTTATGTTGCTGCAATTGAGTCTTCTGCTTTTAATTTGGGCGTAGTTCGCTATCCTATGGTTTCTACTAGCAGAACCAATTATTTTGGTTCTTCTCGCGTAGACAATATTTCAACACTTCCTTTTTCGTGGAATTATGACAGAAGTGTTGGTGGCGGGATGTTTGGAATGTATTTTCTACCCGACCAACCTTATCCAATTAAGATGAAGGCTAAGATATTTCTTGTGGATGTATCTCTAGATACGGACCTTATGAACGTTACGGAATCATTTGTTAATGTTTATGACGTTCCTTTTTATACTCCTTATGAATTTATTAATAGCAGTGTACAGGGCTATGATTCATCTTATATAGAATATTTAAGATATGCGCTTGCTCAGTATATGTGTAGTGAATATGGAATTGGATTTAATCCTGAATCAGAAAAGATTCTCAATTCATATAAGCGAAAATTGATGTATGTTGAGCCGCCTGATTTGTCGATGAAGAAAACGTCAATTTTACAGTCTGGTAGTCAAACAGGGTACAATTGGGGAGACGTCAACATTGGTCGTGGATATAGGCCATAATTACAGGCATTCGCTAATCGCGAATCACGAATAGAAGAAAATATGATTTCACGAAGTCAGAACACACAACAGATGCCAATCAATATTGCCGGGAGCAGCACCTTCGGACGCTACCCAAAAATCAGTATTGAGAAGACCTATAATATGTTTGTTAGTGATAACTGGCTTGAAATCATTATTTCGTCAGATCTTCTTGCAAACGGAAGAGAAGGCAGGGGAATATTTGCAAGTGCAAAATTCAATAGACTGGTCGTCGTCATTGATGATCAGGTCTGGTTAATTAAGATTAGATACAATCAGGTTACAGACCAACCTTTATTTCAGCAAATAACAAACATAGGTTCATTGCAGACTGATACAGGACCCGTATACATCGTTGAAAACAATAAGCCGCAAATACTTATATCAGATAATGTTAATTTGTATATTTATGATACTACATTGAGCAGTGCTGTATTATTGGTTCCTAATCTAAATTTCACACCAGGGTATATTACGTTTCATGATACATATTTTATATGTGCAGCATCTAATGATGAGACCTATACACCTCCTGCAAATAATACGTGGAGATTGTCATTAAGCAACCAGGGGTATTTAGATCCAACTGACTCAAGTACCGCGTGGCCATCAACAGCTCAAAAAGTTGGCCTATTAGAAACAAAGCCAGACAATGTTAAAGCAGTAGTCAGATTTCCATCCAAGGGAAACATGATATTTGTCATGGGGTCTATTGTAACGGAGTCATGGTTTGATACTGGGGCTCAATTATTCCCTTATCAACGCAATAATCAGTTTAATATCGACTATGGATGCCTTTCTCCGGCCACTGTAGCGTATATGGATGAAATCGTTGTATGGCTTGCACAGAATGAGAAATCAGGGCCTATCATTATGTATAGCGATGGAGGCATGCCAAAAAAGATTACTACTGACGGAATTGATTTTCTTTTTTCTGAATTACAAAGTCCTGAGGACTCACAAGGATTTCTATACAGGCAAGATGGACATCTTTTTTATCATATTAATTTTTACACTGATAATTTATCTTTATTCTATGATTTTAATACAGACAAGTTCTATCATGCCTCAGACCATAATTTGAATTACTTTATTGCTGCTGAAATTGCGTTTATAGGAAATCAATATTATTTTGTGTCTCGTAATAACGGAAATTTATTTGCGTTTGATACAGCGTTTACGACTTACCAAGATGTTGAATCAACGGCATCAACAACACCAATTACTTATAAAATACCTAGAATAAGAACATGTAAAAATATTCGAGTACCAACGCAGGATTATTTTATTGCTAATGATGTTGGATTTACCATTGAAAGCGGAGAGACGGATTACACTTATCAAACCGAAGTAGGGCAAAGAACATTTCTTTCATTAGCGAGTGCCAATGATTTTGGCTTGGCTGATGGGTCTTTGTTTTCTTTGGCGTCCAGTGGAGATATTCAAGTTCCAGTAACTCCAGTTGTTTATCTATCTGTTTCTTACAATGGCGGGGCATCTTTTGGATCTGAATGGGCTTATCAATTACCTGCTATTGGCCAGCGCAAGAATAAATTAATGTGGTGGCAGCTAGGAATAGCCAATGATTTTGTAACTAAGTTTAGATTTGAAGGAATAGGGCGCTTTGTATGTACAGACGGGTTATTGAATATAAGGTCATAAAAAATGCCAGATGAACGGCCTAAATTACAGTCTATATTTCCAGATTTGCCTAGAGAGCGCCCTGCTATTGATAAAGATGGCAACTTCTCAGCACTTTGGGATTTAGGTCTAAGTGCTTTGTTCCAGGCGTTGCAACAGAATTTCAAGAATGAAGGGATTATGATTCCTCCATTGACTCAAGATGATATGAACACCATACAATCTTTGTATCAATCCTATGTGGGTGGAACGTATAATGATTTAAATCGTGCTCTTCCTGATATTAGTGGACAGACGGTATATGATAGAACGACAAGCATTACTAATCAGTTTGTTATTGCGACTGATGGGTCATCAACACCAGTTGTAACCTTGGCAAAATGGGTTCCTTTATCTGTGATGTTAACTTATGCTGGAAATCCAAATACGCATGTTTCTGGTGTGCTGAATTGGATGTGTTTTGATACAATAGGACATCTATTATATATATGTACTACTGCTGGAAATAGCTCTTCTGCAGTATGGACTGGGGTTTAATTATGGCGCTTACACGAGAACAATTGCAGCAAATGCTTGGCCGAGGTGCTGGCGCTGGGATGCTTGGTGCTGGAGTTGGGGGAATGTTTGGTGGTAATAATAATCCTGCTAATTCGGCAAACAAGTATTATGATCAAATACAGGATCAGGCTAGTCCATATTATCAGCCTTATTTCCAAAAAGGTACAGAAGCATTAAATCGTGGATTTGATGAATATGGAAATTTGATGGAACACCCAGGGGATAAGTTAAATCAGATTGGCCAAGGATATCAGCAGTCGCCTGGATTTAAATTTGCTTTAGATCAAGCTTTGCAAGGTTCGGGTAATGCTGCGGCAGCAGGGGGTATGGCTGGTTCTCCGCAACACGAACAGCAGAATATGGGCATTGCCTCTGGAATGGCTAGCCAGGATTATAATAATTGGATGCAGAATGCATTAGAATTATATGGGCAAGGATTAAGTGGTAATCAGGAAACAGCGGGAATGGGGCAACAGGCTGGTAATAGTATGGCAGATATGATTCAGTCCATTCTTTCTCAGAAAGCTAGTACAGCTTACCAAGGACAGCAATATAAGAATGAAAATAATCCATGGGGAAATATTCTTGGCGGTGCTGGTATGCTTTCGGCTTTCTTATAGGAGTTAATGATGCCTTTTAATTTTACTAACTATGCAGCGTTACCTGTTCCTAAAAGCCCTATGAATGCTATGTTGGCTAAGGCTTTGGATAATTATCATAAAGGAATCAATCTTTCTTATCTTCCTAGGGAGAAAGAGGCTAATATTTTTGCTAAAGGGATTGGTCCAGTGGCTCAATTGGCGGCTAGTCCTGCGTTTAAGGGATTTAATCCGCAGCAAAGCGAAGCCATAGCAAATGCAGTTGGCCAGTTTTTTGGTGTTCCGACAGGAGATGCTGCTTCAGAAGGTCCTCCTGGATATCCTAGGGCCTCTAAAATACAACATGATTTAGAGGAAAATGCAGGTGCTGTATTAGGTCCGGGAGCTATTTGGAATCTTATGAAGTCAAATTTAGCTTCTGGCGCAGAGAAGCTTGATCTGCCTGGAGTTTCTAATTATCTCGGTGGAAGTAAATTAGCACAACAAGCAGCTAAATTTGAACAGACTCGCCAAGAAGCTATGGCTAACGAAGAGCAGAGGGGAACGCCCCATAATGTGGCAAAGAAAATTTATGAAATAGCTCCTGGTGAAAATACACAAGGATATGTTTCAAGAACCAAGCCTAGGTTGATTAAAGATAATACAAGCACAGAGCCACCAATCAGAAGCCTTGAGGACAAATTAGCTAGAGATGAACAGGAAAAGGCTGATGCTGATGCTACGGTAGATTACCTTAATAAAAATGGAATAAAAGCAACTCCTCAGCAGGTTTTAATGGCACAGGGCGCTGGCGTGAAGACAATTGAGCAATTTAAACAATTTTTAAAGAAGAATAAATGATGGGTGCTCCAAAGGGTAGGGTTCTATTTACTAATGAAGAAGAACAAGGTCATCCATTATATGATCCTAATGTATCTACCAAACAAAAAGGTAAAGTATTATTTAGTGATGAAGAAGATAAAGATGGATTTGGTTTATATGATTATCTAAAGGCAATTCCGTCTCTATCTTCTAGTTATATTAAAGGCATTGCTGGAGGAGCATTAAATAAAGCTTCGAATGCGTCTACTGCTTTGAATAATTTGATACCAGGTGTTCATTTACAGAAACAAGACGATAT